TCCGCATCTTCCGTAGCAACAATTTTTATCCAGTCAGGAATACCTTTGAACAGGAATACCTTGTTTGAATTAAGCTGATACGACATAGCGGCCATACTGCCTGTATTCGCAAGCTCGTAACAATCCGCATAAGTTCCGTTCCTGGTGTCGCTCCCCTGTACCTCGATAGTCCAGTTGTCGGCTGCTGTAGTTGTAAAATAGACAAGCACAGCATTAAATCCTCTGCAATCTACCGGGTCCGATGTGGCAGTCGACCTTTTGACATCATATAAACATCAGTCATACCCATAGTTATTCACCCTTCTTCTGTTTTTCCATCCTCTTGTGTTCCCTTGCACAGTTCATATAATCTATTGGTCTGGCGTGAACCTTGCCGCAGTATTTACATACCTTTTTTGTGTCATAGGATTTTTTCTCTTGCTTTTCTTGCTTTATGACTTTTTTCTTGGGAGCAGCACTCTCTGGCTTTTCCACTACAGTTTTAGCTTCCATGAGAAAATCAACCTTACGAGATATACCCTTCATCTCCTGTAGTATGTCAAACAGCAACTTCTCTGTATTGTCAAACATTTGTTCACGTTTCAACTCTTCCATGGCAACCTCCCTAAGTAAAAGGAGGGGTTACCCCCTCCGTATTAAGCGTCGTCGTCTTCAGCAGGCAGGAGTAATCCGCTTGCATCATCAACGCCAACTGCATAGTTGTTAAACAACCTTGCACCTGTAACGTCAAATGGATCAGCCGCATCGGAATCATCATGACCGATATAGTTATCTGCTATAACGCCACTGTTTGCACTCGTATCTGACTCCATAGCAAGTGCACCTGATGTATTGAGCCTGATTAGAGTATTGTTTCTAATTATGCAGTTTGTGAAGTCTTTTCCTGTTTCTGCTTCGATTATCGCTTCGCCTGCATTAACACCAAGATTTACATAGCAGTTCTCAATTGTCAGTCTGTCTATATCTCCTGCTGCAGCGATGAAATGATCATTTGCCGTATCAGCTGATATTGCAGTACATCCTCGAACAGTCAACCCGTCACAAGCATTGTCCGTATCATCAGCATCGATGTATACAACAAAGTTGTGCCCGCTTTCTGCATCAAGGAATTCGCAGTCCTCAAGTGTGCAATTTTCTGCATCAAGGTCAATGCAAACCGCTATGTCCTCAAAGTCTGCCTCAAACCTGAAATTCTTGATTGTGGTATTGTCTGCGGTAATATCAATATCTGCATCTGTAGCAGTATCAAGTGTTATAGTCGGTCTTAACGAACCACTACCCAAACCTATAACCGTTACACCTGCCTTGTTGAACACCAGTTCGCCTGCGTCTGAAAGCGTTTCAGTGTGCCATGGTGCTACCCATATAACATCACCTTTGTTTGCTGTGCATAATGCAAGGGCAGCAGTGATATCATCAACCGCAGTATCCCAAGTTAACCCATCGTTACCTGATGCTCCGTTTGTCCCGTCAACGTAAAACTGGCTACCCGGCTCAAAGTTAAGATACATCCTACCAAGCGAATCCATAACGTCAACTTCGCTTCCTTTTACTCCGTACGCCAATCCGTTAATAACGGATATTTTATCAAAATGTGTATATCCCATTTTATATTTTCATCTCCTTTCAAGAGACAGGGAAGGGGATTATCCCTTCCCCAAAAATATACTTAAGCAGCGTTGCTTCCGGCGATAAACGACCAATCATCCCAGCCGTAGCTCCACATTCCAACCACTTTATACTTCTGAACTTCTGTATCAAAGTCCTGTTCGGTTGCAATTGCAGGAACCCTGGCGTTGTACCAGTTCAAAGCATCTTCCATGAGATTCTGGTCAATCAGGAACCACTTCTTGCCCGTTATCATCGGATGATATATGTGTGTCAAATCCTGATAGATGTTCGCATCATTATCAGCCGTGAACGGTTCCTTTTCGTTGGGCAGGTTACTCCCACATATCTTCATAGCTTCCTCACGGTAATAAATCCCGGTAAGAAGTATGTTCGGCTGTGTAAACAACATGTCCCCGTGGTCATCTGTGAATTCAAGCATGTCATTGTACACAGTCTTCAGGTTCGGCATGGTAAGCTCCAGTGCAAATGTATTTGACTGAGTAGTGCTATCCTCTGGTGAATACGGATGCGAATCCGAACACAATGCCACATCATCAGGCCCTGTAAACCCACTGTCAAAAGCATTGTTGAACGTTGATACTCCGTGAGCCATAAGGGTTTTGTACACTGCCAGGTTGAGTTTCCTTGTCCTTTTTTTCATCTGGTTGTATTCCCTGAATCGGAAGAGTTCCTCTTCAAACTGAATACCCGATGAATACTTTGAATGTCTGTAACCCTGGTCGAATCCCTTTGTGAATTCCTGGTAGTCCACACTACCTGTCCAGGGGGACATCTGTCCTATTGAACCTATTCCAAGGTGGTTTTCCTGCGATTTATCTGATTCTTGGACATTATAGAGCATAGCATTAAAGTCTTTCCTTCTGCTGTTTTCCTTGTCCCAAAACTCATATGTCGCAGATTCCACGTCTAACCATTGCTCTCGTGTTATCGGCATTAAATTTCATCTCCCTTCAATCAACTTGCGACATTAAATCGCAGCACCATAGTTGCCAAACTGATGCAGCCTAAGCATCCAGTAACTAATCATGTTTGCCGGGTCTGCACCAACAAGCACCAGTGCTTCTCCACCATCTGTATCCCAATCCACATTCATCCCGTCGCCGTCCAGGTCCCATCCATATTCGGTAATCGCAAGAGGTCCAGGACACAAGTAAGCTGTATCGCCAGATGCAAATGCAGCCGTCTGTGTTGAGAACGTGAGCTCCCCAGTGCCGCCATCTGAATCGGTAATCTTTATCCTGGTCCCGTTAAGGTCCGGATCTGCAGCACAACTGATTATTTCAAGGTACCCGTCTATCCATAGGTCATCCGTCGCAGGTAAAAGTCCGGATACCTCAAAGGTTGTCGTACTACCGCCGGTTGCCGTTATGATGTTGCCACATCCATGAGCATAAACAGCAGTAGGTGAATTGGAAATTTTTATTTCAGTGCCTGACTGCCTGCCGGATGTTGAACCATCATGCGCTTCCAATATGTTCGATAAAGTTCGTTACGCTTTACCCGTCTTGCGACTGCTCATAGTTTCCTATGAGTTCGGACTATATCTTCTTTCCTGATTTCTCAGGAAGTTCCCATTTCGGCTTCACTTGAAGCCTACGTCTTTCGACTAGTCTCTGAACATTACTCAATCAACAAACTTCCATCTTTTCCCATATGCAGTCTTTCTGTGTCCGTTGGCGCAAAGCCTTATTTTGTCGGCTATAACCTTGATTTTTTTCGTATTGCTAAAGTGTTTGTCATTAAGCCATTCCGCTGCCTTAAAAGAAGATCCAAACACTTTTTGGTTTTCAATGCACATTACCTTTTTCTTATTCCACGGCTCTGTAAATCCGTTTTTGTATGCATGTTTTTGGTTTTCCGATGCTGTTGCCCATTCCAGGTTATAAACTCTATTGTCTTTTTTGTTACCATTTTTATGATTAATCTGGGGCTTACTTTCTGGATTAGGTAAGAAGGCTTTTGCTACTAATCTGTGTACTCTATGTCCCTTTCTTCTGTCATGCGCACACAGATTTACGTACATATATCCAGTTTTCAGTCTCTGGCTTATTATTTTGCCCTTTCTTACCGTTTGCCCCCCAGTTAGTATGTTTGGTTTATCCAATATCCTGTCTAAACTTCTTACCCTTCCCAAATTACTAACTTGATAATATCCTTCATAGCCGACAACATCTTTCCAAATTTCCATTTCATAAGACCTCCTTAGTCTTATTAACATTGATTGAGTCTTTGCTGCTGATTCCCTTATCAGTATTTGACTTAGGGTTCCAGCAATTAAAGAAATTCTTAGCCGGTTATTGCTAACCAGCTCGGTCAAAGAATTCAACCGCAACGCCGATGGCCGGATCGTTAAAATCCGTGCCTGAAACTGCCTCTATGCCAGTACTAGGAGTGAATAAGACTACTTCTCCCCTTTCAATGGCAGTGCTACCGTCAATTTCGTAAGGATACAGTATCGGCACCTTTGAACCGTTAAGGTCTTTAGCCCAAAAAAAGCCTTCTTTCATTGTATTTTCATCTCCTTCTTGTCAATTCGTTAGCCCTGCGGGCTATTTTCTTGGCAGACACACCAAATACTTTTGAAAGTTTTTTTGCTGTCTCGGAAGGTTGATATTCCGTTTCCTTACCGGAATTGGAATTCCCACCTTTTGGTGTTGTCCGCCTTTCCTTGTCGTGAATATCTGCCATTACTTTCTTTTCAGTCGATTCTTTTGTTTCTTTGATGAGCTGGTTGTTTTTCTTTTTTAAATCATTGAGTTTCCCTGAACGTAGAAAATTGCCCACCAATACTGAAAATGCAAGGCTTGGGTCAAGGTTTGGGTTCTGGTCAAGGATAAGATTCAATTCGGGTTCGAGTTCATTAAAAAACTCTTCTTCCCGGAGATTATCCTTCTTTTTCTCACGCTCCATCTTACGTTCACGTTCAGCCAGCTCCCTTTCCCTTTCTTCGTTCTGCTTGATCCGTGGATGATTTTTGATAATCTCATCAATCTTTTCCGGATCTCCATATGCCTCTTCAATCTTTTCAGCAAGTTTTTCTTTTTCACGCTTGTCAAGCTCTGCAAGGTATTCGTCAGCATTTTTGAAGCCTTCGATTTCTGCTATACGGTCAAGTGATTTCTTTGCCTTTGCAGCTTCCTGTTTGACATGCGGGTAGTCATAACCCATCTGCAGGTACTTGTCCCTTTCGGAAGCCGGTATCTCCACCTTTTTGCCCAGGTGAATGATTTCGTATTTCTCCGGTTCGGATTTATCCTTGGATTCCTTGGTGTCGGGTTCCTTGGCTTTCTTGCCGGAGGTATCTCCATTGGGTTCTGCTTCTTTGGTGTCCTGTTTCGCATCCTTTTTTGTGTCCGGTGTTTCCTCTGAAACAGTTTCCTTGGTATCTTCCGATTTGGATTTCCCTTTGTCATCGACTGATTTTGTGCTCTCTTTTCCCCCAGGCTCGTTGTCCTTTCGCCTGAGCTTGTCATAAGGATCTACACTTTTCTTGCCATTCGCTTTTTGATTGTCAAGGTACAGTTCTTCATCTTCTGGAATGGTTTCTTCCGTTGAAACTTCCTGCTTTTCCTTAGCCATGTTTTTCCTCCCCGCCTGGTTTCGGCAGTTGTATTTAATTAACCGGTGGTTTCCCGGATAATCTCAATAAAAAAAGCCGCCAACTGGAAGAAATTCCTTCCAGTTAAACGGCTCATTTAAAACAAGCTCTCGATATTTATTCAATTGTCACTTTTATTTTAGCACAGTTTTAACACTGTTTATATTTGCTTAAATATCTATGCTGTTTATATTATTACAAGTCACGCCACGGTCCTTACGTTTGCACTTTGTTTCAAGTGTGCCGTGCGAATCCAATTCTATTTTCCCGACAACATTGCCGTCCTCATCTACAATTCTAAGTTTCTTCTTGTGAAAACTGGAAAGCCATGCGCCACAATTGCCACATAAAATCTTATCCCCTTTTTTAAGGGCTTTAACTCTTTCAGGCTCATTTTTATTTTGCATTATCTTTAGACGCCGCCTTTCTCAAATCCATCATAGCCTTCATGGCCACCTGTTTTTCAACAGACTGGTTCTGCAATTGCTGTTTTTTGAGTCCAACCTGCATTTTTGCAGCCTCTTCCTGCTGCTCCTGCTGTTGTGCCGCTTTTTCAGCCTCAGCCTTTTTCTGCTGCAATTCCTCAAGTTCCTCTGTTATATCTTCAAGGTTTGGTACCTTGCCGTCAATTATGGTCTGCCAGAATGCCCTCGGACCTATAATGCCCATCTGTATTGCATCAAGCACAACCTTGGACCAATAATTCCTATCTGTCGGGCGTTCATCTATTATCCTTACGTTAATATCGAATTCAGGTACAAACTCTTCTTTTTTAACTGTAACACTGCCGTCTTCATTCGGTATTGTCTCCCTGTCCCATGTTTTCACAAGCATGTCACGCTTAAATATGCTTGTCCGGTTCTCCATTGCTCCCTGTGCCTGTGATTTTACAAACATCAAAAGGTCTATCATAGCCTGCATTTGTTGTTCAGGCGGTGTGCCCGGAGGCATATTGGCAATTTGAGTAAGAGCCTTGAATGTTTCACGTTGAACCTTCGCAGAAATTTTCTCTTCCCCGATTATCCGGTACTTCCTATCATTCGTATAGAACTGAACCATACGGTTTATAATGAGTTGTACCATTTCTTTCATGAGTCTTTTATATACTTTAGCCTTGCCCCGCATCCTTGAATCAGCCCTTGCTCCAAGTTCGGCTATCGAGGCATAAGGAACATTGGCTCCCGGGCTCATTCCCTGCATTATATTTGTGTTCCCTGTGATTATATCCATTACTTCCTTTTTACTTTCCTTGTATCTAACCATATTGGCAGGTATCTGGACAGCTTTTCTCTCTATGATTTGATGAGGATCGTTCACTTCAATCCATGCATTAGCCTTGCTCATGTTGTTAAGCACTGTTTCTCGCTGTGAATCTGACATCGCACCTTTTTTATACCAGCCTCCACCAAGCCCCTGCCCCAGCATGGCACCAAGTTCAATTTCATCAGCTTTATTCCTGATTATTTGCGGTATGACAACATTGCGAATGTCACCCATCCCATAAGGCTGCTCCTCGTCAATATAAATCACTTTATACACGAACGGGTACAGCCCATCATCGTAAATGTATGGTATATAATCAAGCAGTATGCTCCCTGCCTTGTATGCACAATGGACACCTTTTAATGTCCCTTCTGCCATATCCCTGTAGTCCTTTGCCTTAAAAGGGAATCCTGCTGCTTCAGCCTCTTCAGCCTTTTGCAGGAATTCTTTCTCCCATTCCTTGGAAATGAATTCCGGTGTGCCTTTGTGAAAATGTGTAATCAATGTTGCCTGCTTGGGGTCTTCTCCTTCATTCTCTTCTACGCCTTCGGTAGTCTCTAATACATATTTACCCTTTTCCGGCCATGTCTCTTCAAACCATAACAGTTTTTTGCGCTGTTTCAAATTGACATATGAACACTCCTGCAACCTTTCCTCCAAATCCAGGATAGCCGGGTCAGGGAAGAATTCGTCCTTTTTGATAAACGGTGTCCATATCTCGCCCACCCACCTGTCGGGTCCTGAACCTCCTATCCAATGCTGGTCCCACAATACCGCTCCTATGACTGGCCCGTATTTTATTGACTGGTCAATGATTTTGTCCCACTGCTCTTCGTATTTGTTCTGGTATAACACATACGCCACAAGGTCATTTATTCCGGCGGCATCTTCTTTGTCGCTTTTCTCAAATCCGGTTATCTGTGGCTCCGGGCAAGTCGCAAATGGAGCCTTCATGTTTTCAACCATAGGAAATATGAAATTGTCCTGGGCATTGAAGTTTCTCTTTTTGCCCTTTTCATTCCTCAGGCCCTTTGATGTGTCCCAATGCTTGCCGACGTACATCTTGTATTCGTCTTCCCAATCATCTTCTATATCGGGACGGGTTCCGCCTTCCGCATACACCTGTGCGTTTTCAATCTTTTCCAAAAGGTCATTCTCTTCCGGCTCATTGTGTGTAGAACCTGCAAATTCTTCTTCCTTTTTTTTCTTGCCAAATATGCTCATTATAGTTTCCTCCGTTTAAACAAAAAGCGGACCTGGTGAAGTTTTTTCACCTGATCCGCTAGGGATGCTCTGATTTATTCTATATTCAATTACACTCTTATTTTACCATGTTTTATCCTTATTCTGCTTTTGTTCTAAAATGTCCAAATTTATAATACCTTTACTGGTTACAACAACATGTGTATATTTGCCGCATGCAGGGCATTTCTTTTTGACTTCCCCTGCCGATTCACACAATGTTTTCCCGCAATAAGTACACTTCACCGTAGTAAGTCTCATTAAGAATGCCCCTCACTTTTTCTTTTTGCGTTTCTTTCGTTAATTGAACAGCCCCAAATCCTCTTCTTCCTCTTCCTCGTTTTCCCGCCTCTTTTTTTTAGCAACACCTTCAGCTGCTTTCCCGGCTATCTCTTCAACCTTTTCAGCAACCTTCTTAACAGGTTCAGCTATAGGAGGCGGGGGTATCTCCTTCTGCATGGCCTTTCCGATTCTCAAACCGTACCCGAAAGCCACATAGTTGGATATAACGAATACCAGTATTAAACCGATTGTGAACAATGCCTCAGTCATTTTTACCATCCCTTATTTCATTCTTGAGAGAAGCTTTTGCTATTGCAGCTATGCCTCCCCAACTGAAAATTATTAGTTCATCTCCTATTGTTATTTCACGAGTGTTCCTCAGTGGATTCTTAAGCCATGCAGTAAAAGCATTTGCTTCCGTTGCGAAACACAAACCTTTTATGACCCCTCCTCCTTTAAGATGAATAGTCAATTGGCAGTATTTTTCATATCTCACTTCCACATCAGCTTCCTCAGCAACTTCCTCTGCCAGCTTTTTTTATTTCATCAACTGCATTCATGTTTTCCTCCTTTAAAACATTCCCATTTTTACCATTGCTATGACAACCGCCACAATGGCACATATTACAGCTGCTATGGCAGCCGCAACTCCCAGTGATTTGGATATTCCCTCAAGAATAATTTCCAGTTTTTCATAAACGTTATCCACTACTTCATTTGGCATTTAAAACACCATCCTTTTGTGAATTTATCTTACGCAATAATTCTATCACGGTTTTAACTGCAAATTTCATCCCCTAATTGAACGGGCTCGCTTCATAGTCTGAAGAGGAAAAATCGTTCTCTGTATCCTCGTCAAATGACTGGTGCTCCCTCTCCTTGTCTAGTTCTATTTCAAAGCTCTGCTGCGAACGTATCTCATTGGCAATCATGTCGGCAATCAGTATATCGTCATGTTTCCCGCTTCTTGCATCAGGGCGCCCATTCTTGTCATAAACAAAAGTAAGGCATTCATTCAGCATGGTTATATCAGTGAACAAGTCTATGTTGTTTTCAATCAAGTCAACTTCTTTGTCGATAATCAGGGGCCTGGTATTGCCGTCTGTTTTCCAACCGTATGAATGCTTATATGCACCCGTGAAATCGTCATAAATTTTTCTGGTGTACTGCCGTGGATAATTAAGCCTGGCAAGTTCTTCTATAGGTCCGGTATTGTAATTCATTTCTATCCCTATAAGCGCTATATTGTAATACATGCCTAGACAGTACATCTGCCAGGTGTACGGCTTGGAATTGGTCCATGGGTTATGTACAACCGCAACCCTCTTCCCGGTGGCATTGTTTATTACCACCCCGGCATAAAAATCCCTGCCTTCCCCTTTTGTATCACCGCCGATAACATAAGGACAATTATGTTCAGGTTTTTCATATATCGTCACAAAACCGTTGGAATCCGGTACCCAAATTATTGACCGGTCTTTTATCTCATCCTTTGCCTCCGGGCTTCTCCACTCAAAAGCAAACCGCCCTTTTTCAGGCGGATTCTTTTTATAAATTTTCTTTAACTGGTTTATCCGTATATTTATTTTTTCAGTATCAAAAACAGGTGTTCCGGTTGCCATGAATGCTTCTTCCGGGTATGCCGGGTTCTCCTGTTTCATCATGTTGAGGTCGCCATTGCAATCGTTCCTGAAAGTCCATACCCACCATTTCACCTGCTCTTTTGACAAATTGAAGAGGGTTACAACTCCAGGATGGTTCCCGGTGTTATCCTCCTTACCGAACAGGTATTCATATATCTTTTTATCCAGGCTGTTTATCAGCCTTTCATGCTCTTCTTCCGTGCACTCCATGACATATTCAGGGTTATCATGCCATGGGAAGAACAATGGTGTCCATTCATTTTTGCCGGCAACCGCATCATCCCACAGTTCCTTGAACTCGTTATACCCATTTGCAGTGCTTTCAATGACAACCTCGGATTCCGGTGTTTTGGGCACCGCCTGCAATATACCTGACAACTGCTTCTTGGCCGATTTCCCTTCCGGAGTTTCCCAGTATGCAAATTCCGAAATATGCACAAAGTGTATTGTATCCCCACGCCCGATTTTCACGTCCCCCGCAACCTGTATGTTTATCCTGGAGTTTAAACCCTTTTCCTTCCCCTTGTAATCCGTTGGCGTGTCAAACAACAGTTCCTTTGCATTAGAGGCCCTCTTTAATGGTTTCACATGAGCCGGGAGATTTTCATACATGTATTTCGCCTTGTTGAATATCTTGGTGGTGGCGGGGAGCTCATGCGCTATAATAAGCCCCGTCCTGTTCTCCTTGGTGCTTGTATTGTACAACATGCGCCCCTGCTCATTAGTCGATACACCATGCTGCCTTGCCTTGAGCACTATAACCCTGACAAGCTTGCCTGCAGCACGCAGTTTTTTTATGGTTTTGTTTATTTCCACTTGGATTCTGTTATGCTTGAACGGTACCTTGTTCCCTTTTTTGTCGGTTATTTTGATGTATTCCTCTGAATACTTCTGATAATCCTTGAATGCCCTGTCCCGCACACCTATTTCAAGTGGCACAAGAACTTCTTCCAGCTTTTCATCAGGGATTTCCTTGTTCTTGACCATTTCTATAAGCTTGTCTATTTGTTCAACTGTCAAGTCGTTTTCTCTTTTGTTTGGCCCCATCTATCTGCCCTTCTTGCTGGTATTAGTTCCCGTTGAAAATGCCGGGGTTATCTATTATTACCTGTAACAGCCCGTGTGCCAACTGGTCTACAATATCTTCTTCTTTATCTCCCATGTCAATATTTCTGTCAAAACAAATACCATGTAATATTTCGTGTATGAAAGTCTGTTTTAAAGATTGTTCGCATTTTAATGTTTTATCAAGCTGTATTTTACACATCTCCTGATCTATATGACCATATGTCTGTCTATTTTCATAGATCATTTTTTCTGCATATTCAACGTCATACTTCAAACCGCCAATCTTAATCTTTTCAGGGATTTCCAATTCTACCCCTCCTATTCTTTTACAGTCCCTACAATCCACACCTAATCATCATTGAGATATTTTGCGATGTATGTTGTGTGAAGTCTCTTACTGATGTCTGCTATAAGCTTGTCTTTGAAAGTCTTTGACCCTGCGTCTCCTGCTACCATTCTCAATTCCAAAGGTGCTTCCCCTAAAATAAGTTCACAAACTGATGCTGCAAAAAACAAAGCGTCCTTCAAGCTTAATGTCATTTCAGGGCCGTCGTCAGGCCACTTCATTGCGATATTGCCGTTTTTTATGGTATAGCGCACTTCGGGGCCTACTTCAATTGATTTATACTGCACATCATCCTCTTTTCGGGCTTTATCTAAACGCATATACGTGGTTTCATTTGTCCATATCCCAACCGGATCATCAGCACCCGTAAAATCCGGCTTGTCATAAAAATAAATCGAATCAGGTGTGTTTAAATAACACTTTTCATACACCTTCCCGTATAGCTCTTTTAACTTGATAATATAATCAGCTAACTCCATTGGCAGTAAAGCATGTACCATTGTTATTCACTCCTTTAATTTTTAAATTATAGTGTACCTATTGTGGTCCTCCATTGTGCCTGTCGTGTCCATGCCGTAATCGTACGGCGGTATGCCTGCACCTGTGTCTGTCGTTGGCTTGCAGTACGTTCCCGGCGGCAAATCATCATAACTGCTTACCCATGAAAAGCCCCTACCCTTGCAAGCAGGACATTTTATCCAAATACCGTCATTCCTCTGTTGTTTGCCTGTGCCTCCGCAGCAATCACATGTTTCCTTGTGGTATTGTTCAAGCATTGTTATTCCTCCTTGTATGAATATTTGCCATATATAAATTCTACACCATTTTGAGAAGCTTTTTGACTCCCTTGAACCAGTTAGGAAAATGGGAGAGGCGTGAACGGTAAAAGGGCTTACCACCTTTTAAAATTGCTGGGGGTCACAAAGGACCTACCCCCCCACCCCAAAAACAACCCACCCCCCTGTTTTCCCTTCCATTCTTTTCTCTCTCACCCTTCCATTTTTCCGTTTCAATATCCATTTTTGGTAATGTCTACCTATATGATATAATGAAGGGCACTCATCAAACCCGCTCCATGACTGCATTACAAGGGAATATGTCATTATTTGGGACATTAGACAAAATGATTATTTGGTCTAATGCTAAGATTTTCCAGCTCTTAAAACCCACTAATAAG